TTTTCGCAATAAGGACAGTCTGGTTTAGAGTATACAATTAAAGAGATCATGTTTGATTTTTAGCCGCAAGATAATCGTTATTAAACAGTTCTAACCCTTCACGAGTTAGGACATGATCATACATCTTATCGAAGACTTTAACAGGTATAGTACATACATTTGCACCATACTCAAAGGCTCTACCTACATCCCTGACATTTCTAATAGAAGCAGCAAGGATTTGTGTCTCAACATCATGCCTCTTATATGTATTAGCGATGTCTTTTACAAGGCATAGACCTCCAAAAGAATTATCATCTACACGTCCCACGAATGGTGAAACATAAGTAGCACCTGCCTTTGCAGCAAGTATTGCTTGTGATACTGAGAACACAAGAGTTACATTAGTTAATATACCATCATTGTGTAATTCATAACAAGCTTTTAATCCCTCACGTGTGCAAGGTACTTTAATTGTAACATTATCACTGAGGGCAATGTAAGGTTGTGCTTGTTCTACCATCTCTTCAGCAGTCTCAGCAACTACCTCAGCAGAGATGGATTCAAGGTTAGGACATGCTTGATAGATCTCTTCGATCACATCACTCTGTTGCCTTCCTGACCTGAGTATAAGAGTGGGGTTAGTGGTGACACCATCAACCAATCCAGTCTTATATCCATCAACGATTTGATCCACCTCAGCGGTGTCTAAAAAGATTTTCATTTTGGTTTATTAAGAGATTCCATTTTAAGGAACTGTTCATTCAAATTATAAAACAATTTATAGTTTACTGTATTAACCCAATAACCAATAATGTCCGAACCATCACAATGGTAACCATATCCTGTCAGTGGTTCATTGACACCATCAATTCTAAAGGTCTTACCACCCTTCTCTAAGTAATTGTGAAATTTTTCATCCAAATTGATCATCTTTCCTCGAATGTTAGTTTACGGACTTTTCTTTTACGACGAGCCTCTTGGTATTTTAGGTCATCAGGAGAGAAAAGTGTTGATTTCTTAACATTATTAATAGATTCTTCTAACGTAACTAAATCTAAATCGTTTGCAGTAACATGATCATCTCTTATAGTGGTCATATTAGGACAGCCGCAACATCCTGATCCAACTAATGTCTTACCACATACACGGCACTTTACTTTTAACATTGTTCTTTAAAATAGTCTTTCCTATAGTAACGTCCTAAGATATTACTATTATAATATGCAGGTGTCCCATCACTCAATGCTTCTGAAAGGACATTGTTGAGGAACAACTGTTTTGTCTCTTCAAAATTTACTCTTCCTTTAGTTCTGTGGAGCGAAAGGATTTCTCTTTTGAATATTGATTTGCCCAATCTTTTAACATCGGATTTAAGTTCTTCAGAACTTCCGTAGTACTTTTTCCAGTCACTCTCACTCGTAACTCTGCGTTTCCCACCTCTAGGCTTTCTACGACTGGTAAAATATTTTCTTCCGATGTATTGTTTACCCGACTGAAGATTAGTAATCCTGTAGACGTAACCGAAGAAGTCGCCAATATCGTCAGAAGTAAAAGCTGTACCCTTATATTGCCAGGCATTTTCATATATGCCTTTATCCACTGGGGTCTTTGTGGTGGCTTCCATCCTAAAAGTTTCATTTCACTATCTCCTATTTAGATTCCCAATTTGTGACTACTATTTCAATAGAATTATCATCCATTTCCCACTCCTCAGCCACAGAATAACCATGCATCTGACTGATAGTATCATGGATTGTCATCCTAGCATACTGTTGGGTTACTTTATCTATGAACCTACTTACTGGAACATCAAGATCCCAAGTAGAATGATCAGAGTATAGATCATAAGTCTCCGTCTTTTCGTTCCAACGGAATCCAATATCATTTGATACAGCAACTTCTGCCCGAACCACAGGGTGATCCTCAGCATGGTCAGGATTTGTAATAACGAGGTCTTGATTTTCTTTAACATTATACTGTAACAATTCCAATGCCTCAACTAATTGAGGTCTCTTTTTTATTTTAGTTTTGATCGTGCTGAAGTGTGACATTTTCCTCTGTGGTAACGGTTTGATAATACTCTTGTGTTTCTTTTCTCCACTTGACAGTTCCTAATTGTTCCTCAATCTTTTCTGTAAGATCAAGACACTGTGTTCCTTTAACACCCATAACCTCTTCAGTTACAGTACCGTCTTGTGCGATAACAAATTTAATTTTTTTCATATTGTTTAATACTCTCCTCCCATTCTTTTAGTGATGATTGACAATCAGGTGGTTCAGGATCCTTATAACCCTTTATCTTTTTCCATTTGTTATATAGAGCTCCCATCACCCATGACTGGGATAGACTCTTGGGACCATTCTCAAGCAGATCTAACTCATACTTACTAGAAGTGTATCCTTTGTACTCTTCTCTCCAGTTGGAATCGTCTACCATGCCCATGATACTCCTGAATATCTCTTTCCTTTTGTTGCTTCAGTCACACCATGTGGAAAAAAGAAATTAGAAGGGAACATAACAATATCACCCTTACCTAACTTGATCACATTATCTTTCCAGAAATATAAATCAGCACCTTCATAGTCATCATTAAAATTCATAATAAAACTAAGTACTGGCACTCCTTTTTGTGTACCATCAAATATTGAATGAATATGATCAAAATGTTGACGCATGATCTGACCAGGTGAGTATCTATTAAAACGAACATGACAAAAGTTATTCATTACATTTGGAGATCCATCACCAAATGTAAAAAATGCATAATTTTTTTCATATTTTCTACCAGCTTCTATTATAAATTTCCCTAATTGTTTTTGCAATTCTGGAGTAGCACCCTGAATATCAAGTTCCTTTGTTTTTTCAGAATGAAATGAATCTTTGTGAACATTATACCACGTATGAGGTATCCACTCTCTCGATTCTATATCTTTAACAATAACATCACAAATATCAGCAGGAATAATCTTTTCTGCTACGTAAATACATTCATGTAATTTAGTATCAGGTTTGTTCATAGTTTAAAACCAGCAAAAGTATCCTTCTTAACATCTTGCTTGATACTACCAACAACATATGATTCAACCTCTGTCTCTTGTGGTGCAACCTGCATACCTTTAGAAGATAACCAGTGTGCTGTCCATGGTAATGGATTGTTAGAGATAGGAGTATCAAAGATTGCATCGAAACCAATCGCTTTTAATCTACGATTAGCAGTCCATTCAACATACTTCTGTAGTAATTTATCATTAAGTCCTATTATAGAACCATCTTTAAATAAGTACTCAGCCCATGCCTTCTCCTCCTCTACTGCTGTACGGAACATTTGATAAACATTCTCCTGTTCCTCCTTAGCAATGATAACCATCTCTGGATCATCACCTTCCTTCCACTTATTTAATATGTTTTGGGATACGACCATGTGTTGTGACTCGTCTCTTGCAATGAGTGAGATGATCTTTGCAGACCCTTCAAGTAATTTAAGTTCACCAAAAGCAAAAGAGCAAGCAAAAGAGACATAGAATCGAATACCTTCCAAAATGTAAACATTAGCAACTGCCCTGTATAATAATCTTTTTAAATCCTTACGAGTCCATTGTGCATTGATATGATCTTTCCAATCATCCTTCCAATTATTACTCTGACCCCACTCATTTGCCACATTAATGAAGTCATCGTATGCTTTAGTTACTGACTGAGCACGAGCAAGGATCTGTTCATCCTCTAAGATTGTATCAAAGACCTCTGATGGATCAGGGTATACATTCTTAATGATATGTGTGTATGATCTACTATGAATCATCTCCATAGTCTGCCATATGTTCATGCAACCTTCTAGTTCAGGTAAAGAAACATAAGGAGCAAACGCCATACCAGGCCCACGTCCTTGAACAGAGTCAAGTAGGATCTGATACTTAAGATTGCTTGAGAATATATGTTTCTGTGCAGCATTTAATGTTTGGTAATCCGCACGATCTTTCTGTAAAGAAACTTCTTCTGGTCTCCAGAAGAAGCCTAGTTGTGTTTGTGTTAACTTATCAAATATAGGATACTTAAACTTATCGTATCTCTGAACTCCTAACGGAGGACCAAAGAACATCTGTCCTTTGGTAGTATCTACCTTATTCGTATTGAATACAGTCATACCAGTTATATCCATATGTTCCTCCTTAGATTTTGCAGCTGTCACAATCGTCCTCCTCCATTTCAAATATACCTTCTAGTAGATCTTTAATGTCTTCTTTAGGTGTTTCTTCAACTACATCTGATTTAGAATCATATGTATTCTGGTAGTAAGAAGTCTTCCAACCATATTTAAAGGTCGTCAATAAATCCTGTGCCATTACTGATACAGGAACTTCAGAATTGTCATAATGCTGTGGATTATAACTCCAGTTTCCAGAAATTGCTTGATCAAAGAACTTCTGCATAACAGCAACAATATTAATATACCCAGTGTTCCCAGACATATCCCAAAGCAACGTGTAATTGTTCTTAAGGGTTGCGTACTGTGGTACAACTTGTTTGAGAGGTCCCTTCTTAGACTTCTTCGTTGAGATAAGATCTCTGGGTGGTTCAATGCCATTCGTAGCATTACTGACGACTGAAGAAGACTCGGATGGCATCTGTGCAGATAAGGTGCTATGTCGTAGACCGAATTCAATAATACTTTGTCGAAGTTCTTCCCAGTCATACTTAAGTTCATTTCCAACCAATTCATCTACATCTTTTTTGTAAGTGTCGATTGGGAGGATACCATCAGCATACTTGGTTCTATCAAAGTACTGACATTCACCTTTTTCTTTTGCGATAGCGTTACTTGACTTGAGTAGATGGTACTGGAAACTTTCAGACAACTCGTGGACAAGTTTCCATGCTTCTGGGTCGTCATATTTTACTCCGTTCTTTGCTAGGTAATGTGCTAATCCAATATAACCAATACCAAGAGAACGTCTTGCAATAGTACTTCTCTCTGCTGCCTTCACTGGATAGTGTTGGTAGTCAATT